TTCTCTACGCTGTAAGATTCTTGAAATAAATTGTTTACCTTCTTTAGTTCTTGCGTCATATCTAGGTTTCTTTTTAGGTTTCATATCAGCTGGTAATGAAACACCACCACCGGCAACAGAATTAGCTGCTGCATCTTCCCATTGTTTTGCGGACTCTTTTTGATACTCTGAAAATTTCATCTTTTTATATCCTTACTTGTTATATAAAGTTCCTGCTTAGTTTTAAGATGCGTTACCTTATATATGTTTTGATAGAAACACTTATCTACAGGTTTACTATTAACATTAACTCTGATTTTGGTTTTGGCCTCAGCTATAATCTCTCCTGTAATAGGAGAAGCAATATCATTGATTAACCAATAATCACCTTCGTTTAAAATTCCTTCATCGGTTTGGAACCATGTTGACTCTTCTAAAGCATCAGCATCATCATCTATAAACTTTTTCATTACCTTTCTAATTTGGTTCTCACTCATTCCCGTTTCTTCTTTTATAAGAAACAATGCTGTAGCATAAGACGCCAACTTTGATTTTCCAAATGGTAGTTTATTCAGTAACCTTTTTAGGTTGAATACCAACCTATGAAAAACTGTATAAGAAGCCTTTTCATCTGAATTTTTTAACTCTCTGGCTTTCTTTAATACAGTTCCATTTTCATCTATAATACCTAACTCAAAAGCCTTTTGTTTATCCCAGGGAGTAGTTAACATTTTTAAAAATCTAAATGCGTAAAATATGTCACCTGTTCTTGATATTAATCCCATTATAGGTTCCTTAATCTATCTACTATCACTGGATCTAATGGTACATCCGCCATCTCTTCTTCTGGTAGATAATTTAAATATACCAAAAATGCCTTTATATAAGTCCAATGCTCTTCTTCTACTTTATACCAAATCATTTTATTGGCAGGTCTTATACCAAATACATTAAATATAACTATTAAGTGATTCAGTATTAGCCTCTCTTGTAAATCATCGCTAATTTGATATCGACTTAATAACCTTTTAACATACTTAAATCTATTTAAATCCTCTATAAACTCGTCTACTTCAACACATTCTGGGTTGTTGTAGTTTTGCATGGCATAAAGTTTAAAATTCTTGTTAGTCAGTTCTTCAAATATTTTCATCATATATTATATATACCTCTTAAGGAGATATGATTTATTTTTTCTGCCTGAATCCTACCTTTTTTATAACACCACGACCAAATTTATCTACAAGAGCATCTCGTTTGTTCTTAACCGCTATCATTTGATCCATAATTTTATCGGCCTTATCATCGTCGCCTTCTATATCATTATACTCAAAATCATGTTTTTTCCGTAAGGTATCATGCATTTTACCTAATCTCTGATACTCTTTACGAACAGCATCCTTTCGGTTATCATCAAGTTTACTCCATTCAGCTGTTTCATTAACTGATTCTTGTTGCATCTTTTTCAGTCTATCTTTAAGCTTCTCTAGTTCCTGAGTTTGATTCATTTCTATTCCGCCCCAATAATCTTCTGAGTCATCATCGCCGTCTGGGCCTTGAGCCTTTTTCAACTTTTCGCGAGTCGCCTTAAGTTTTGCCTCTAACTTATCTATTTTATCAGTTAACACTTGGTGAGGATCATCAGAGCCATCATTACTCCTTTTGTTACCCTGGTCAGCCTTCGCCTTCTTCCTCTTACTTAGACCGAAGCCTAATACCTCGTTGATATCTTCTCTAAATTCAAAAAAATCTTTCACGTTAGTTTACCTCCCTTTGAACATCCGATAAAGTTTTAGCATCAGAATCTACACCCAAGCTTCTTTTAGCGTATTTAATAAGTGCCTTTTCATCACCTTTAAATATTACATCATGACCACCCAATGAAGATGATTGTGATTTTGCAATAGTTAAACCTGCAGGTGGTTTTTTCATATTACCAGTCCATGCAGTTACCTTTAACATGGCTTCTTCTACTTTTTTTATTTCTTCATTTGTAGCCTTGTAGTTCTTATCAACATAGTTAAAGAATTCTTTTCTTTTTTCTTTATCAAGGTCTTGCGGTGATTCAACTCCAAACTTTTTAAGAGCAGATGCAAAGAACTCTTTGTACTTCTGTTCATCAGTAAGTTGTCTTTTTACATCTTCTTTAGTTACTGTTCCATCAGGATTTTCACCAGACTTCTTAATTACATGTTTGGCCTTAAATTCCTTTTCACCCTTTGCTCTTGGCTCTTCAGGGCTTTCCTTTACTGGTTTTTCATGAGTGTAACCTTTCTTAGAAAGTTCTTCATGGTCTTTCTCGTTTTTAGCCACTACTTTTTCACCAGTTTCTGGGTGAAACATATCATGAGGGTATTTAGCTTCTTCCCCATATCCAGACTTAATTTTTTTCTTGCCACTATGACCCTTTCCTTCTAACACATCATTAACTGCAGAAGCAATGTCTTTGGTTTCTATATCATTTATTTTCATTTTTTTCTCCTATTGAATGAAAAACATTCCTGTTATTCCTGTTGCTGCAGCTGCTATAACCACCCAGAAAATTTTATTAATTATCGTTACGGTTGAGGCATTTTGTCTCACCAAATCTTCTAATCTATCTACTCTATTTATAAGAGTTAGAATTTGAGTGGATTGTTGCTTACCGAATTGTGTAAGAGTTACTATCTTTTCTTCAGCTCTTGCCAAAGCAATAATCGCCTCTGACATGACGTCTATCTTACTTTCTATTCTATCTAAACGAGAGGCCTGGTCTGCCCTCTGTTCTGCTGCCGTTACTCTAGCCATTTAAAACTACTCTACATTTTAGGGGAGTTACCCCTTTAATTAATCTATGATACTCTTCTTTTTTAATATCAAATACCATACCTTTTTTTAATAACCATGGCAGACAATCTTGTAATTGAAACTGCCAACCTTCTCCTTCCAGTACTTCTATTTCCCTATCTTCAGCATCGCGATGCCAAACATACTCAGCATCATCTATGCTAGGATCAAAGGTCCTAATCACGCCGTCTTCCCAATAGGGCTTACCAAAAGTAATTTCCACCACCCTTTAATCCTAATTGTTTTGCATACCTAGGTAATCTACACGCCCAATAACCTGGAGATAGTTTATCCTTTTTAGTATCACATTTATGTCTTGCAGCAAAGCTTCTTGCCGCATCTTTATCGTTAATTTTTGCACTTAGTCCAGTTGTATCTCCAAACTGGATTTTTTTTATGTTTCCAGTTTGAGGGTTCTTTACATATACAACATACTTTTTCTTACCACCTCTTTTTGGACTATTTAATTCTGGAGAAGCCTCTTCTTGCATAGGCTGTTCTAAAGGTACATTAACACCTTCATAAAGGCCAAATCTTTCTTCTATATGTTCTAAAAAATTATGCATTATAGACCCTTTATAACTCTTACTACTTTACTTATAACCATCTTAACAGCAACGTAATACGCCCAACCATAACCTTTAATCCAATGAAATGTATGGTTCTTTTCTATTTCTGATTTAGGTCCAAACTTCTTAGTCCAGTTATCTACATATTCACCTTCATATCTTAATACAGCGTGTGATACTTTCCACTTACTAGGACCAACTAAACATATACCAGCCTTATGTGTTAATAACATCCACCACATTTTAAGGTGACTTTCTCCGCATAATCTATAAAGAATTGTTAGAGCATAGTCTTCACAATCTCCTACTAATTTACCCTCAGCATTTTCTGAGTATATAATTTTCCATGCGTCAGCAAAACCATATTGGTCCTTGTCATACCTATACTTCCACTTGGCATTAAATGACTGTACTATTGCATCTCTTTTTAATTTTGACATTATTTTTCTCCTTGGACTATCATTTTTTTAAATCATACCTAAAAGATTTATTTTTATCTTGTCCCGATTTAGTAATACCAAAACCAGCCATCTTAGCTAGTTGTTGAAGTACTGGCCAGTTTTTTTCTGACTTCTTACTTCTATTATTCTTTTGCATGGTATCTTCAATCTTACTAAATAAAGTTTTGACCATATCCATGTCACGCATGACCAATGGCGCTTCATCTAAATTTTCACTACGAGCATGTTTAAAGTCTTGTTTAGTAGGCGCGCCTTTAGAACCAGGTTTACGCATAGGTCTACCTTCTTTTCTCTTTTTATGGATGTTGGCCCAAAGTCCAGCACCTTCTTGATGTTCTTTAAATGTTTTCATTATTTCTTTTCTTTATTTAATAAATCCATAATAGATTTTAATGTGGCTTTATCTTTATTTGAAATTTTATCCAACTGTCTTTGATTTTTAATCTTCTCTAATGACTTTGCCCATGCAGCTGTAGATTCATGATGTTTATATGCCCTAAGAAGTTTCTTTGCATCATTTCTATCATGGTAAACAAAGGTATGTGTTTTACCAGTTTTATCATCTTTAACTGTATAATCTTTTGCAGTCATCTTAGTGACTTTTCCTTGTCTCTTATCACCATTTTTTGGTTCGTAGTAATCTACTTCTCTGCCAACTTTAATTGACCTCTTATCTTCTGCACCCATACCTTTTACGGCAAGAGTTCTATAGTTTTCTAATACAGTTTCTTCTGTATAGTACGTTGGGTCTACTTTATACCCATCCTTCTTTAGTTGTGCGATTTTCTTTGCGTTCTTCTTTATGTTCAAGGTTGCCCTTTCAGTTCCACCTTTACTAGTTCTTACCAATCTAACATTAGCCTTTCTTTGACTTTTAGGTGTTTTAAACTGTTTAACTAAATCATCTCTACCATAGAATGAACCTTCTTCAACATTTTCAACATATCCTTTATCGCCAGGCTTTTTATTATGATTAAGAACTTTCTTACCAAGTGGTGTAAGGTTACCTTTCTTATCATACATTTGATTTACAAGTTGTTTTTCTTTTGTAGTCAATTCGTCAAGAGAGTCAACTTCTTCACTTTTACCTGCATATTTTGCCAGTCTACGTGCACGGTCCTTTTGCTTACGTTCTGCATCATCTTTGGAATCTTTCTGTTTTATTTTCATTCTCTTAATTTGAGCTTGTCTTTCTCTGTCTTGCTTATCCTTAAGGTCTTGTTTTTGTGCGTCAGTCATTTTATTTTGTGATACATAGGCACCATCTTCTTTAATCATCTTATCTACAGTCAGACCACTTTTAAGATTGCCTTTACTGTCTACTGCTTTAGGATACAGTTTAGCAATTAAGTCATTATAACCTACAAGTATACCCAATAAGTCTGATTGAATTTCTTTTGTTGAAATACCTTTAATTACTTTCTTAACTGCACCAAGGTTACCTTGAGCAAGAGCTCTAGATACTGCCTGATAGTCTTTCTTATCTTGACCACTTTCTTTATTAGAAAGTCTTGCTATGTTCTTAGTAGCAAGAGTTAAGTCCTGGTTGTAATTTTCATTAACATTACTAGAAACACCACGGCCATATTTTTTAAGTAAGAGTTCCTTTTTGTCTTCGATATCATGAATTTTATCCACTAGTGGATCGATCTTATGGAAACCACTGCCTTTATCACCATGATTATATTTGTCAACCTCAATATCATGTTTATCCATGGCTCTATCATGTTGTGTTGAAAGCTTTTGATATGCTTGTCGGGCTTTATTCTTTTGGGTGTCGCTTAATTTTGCCCATGCATCATTAGATTCTGTAACCCATTCTGACATAGCCTTAAGAGCTACTGAATTTGCTTTAGTAATTATTTTCTTGTCATCAGCCTTAACTCTTACTGTAAAGTGTCCACCTGTTTGTTTTTCACTATCTATAACAGTTAATCCTTTAATCTTTAATGCTTTTAACATAAATGTGTTAAGACTTTTGACATCAAAAAACGCATATGAAAAATTTAACTCATTTATAGTTTCTTCGTTAACTGATTCATTAGCCAATTTTAAGGCTTGTTTTACCATTGGGTCATTAGCTAAACCTTTTTTAAATGCCTCAATTCTTTTATAAGCACCGGTCATATTACCACCCATTGACAAAGCAATATCCACTGCCTTTGTAATCTCAGCAGGTTTAAATTTACTTTTATACTTCTCTCTTAATTCCTTAAATTTCATTTTTTTAGTTTCCTTTTACTTTAGCGGCCAAGTCTTTATCTGCTTTACCCCATGTTCCTGATGATTTGGTTACAAAAGAATTGACTCTCGCTAACCCCCATTGTGTTGGATTCGTCCCTGGTCTATGACCTGTTCTCCAAGCCGCAAATCCTCTATCAAATACTTTTCTTAATATGGCTAATGGCATACCTGACTTATCTGCTTTCTTTTTAAGAGCATCATCAGCCTTACCTTCAGTTACATTAAAATCTTCAAAGTTTAATTCGCCAAACATTTGCTTATACTTTTTAGTATGTTTAGACGGTTTTGTTTTTGCTCTGGCATCTCCAGGAGCTTTTGTATATGCAGCTGGATTATTATCATCCATCTTTTTCTTTTTATTAAAATGTGCCTTTCTTTTATCTGATGTTGATTTACTTAAACCAGAAAAGTAATTACTACCTTCGCTCTGGCCTGGAGTATCCTTCGAGTATTTCTTTGTAGTGGCGTTAGTACCTACTTCACATACACTTTCTAGCCATAACTTTTTATTACCTTCTTCTAAACTTACTGTAAGATAATTAGTACCTTTCGTGATAACAGTACCAATTTGATTTGTTTCTTTTACTTGAACCATATCACCCACATTAAATATGTTTCCTTTAACAAACCTTTCTCTGGTTTCTGATACAGTTTTTAGTTCTACATGAGGTCTATTTGATTCCTTTTTAAGTCCCATACCTTTACGAAGTGCAAAGTATAGTGATTGAACACCATCACCAGGTACTTCTAAAGAATTGTCAGCAAAGCCTTGTAAATCTCCTGCGGCCACAAATGCTCTTAACTTAGAAGCTGACATCCCGGTTACACCTTCTGAATCTGGATCACGTTCTCCAGCAGAGATTACTCTTATTTTTTCTTGAAATTGGTAGAACCCGTGTCTGTTCTTTTCACCATTATATTTGTTTAATAGTATTTCAAACTCTTTTATTCTATCTGAACCAGCAACCATGGTTGCTCTAGTAAATCCTTGGTCATATAACTTTGTAGCTATATCCAACACTGTTCTTATATCTGGATCTGCCATAATGTTTCGGGCATGTTTTGGAAACATCTTACGCATGAATTTAATTTTTTGTTTAAATGGGAGAGGGTTCTTTTTGCTATCTTCTGATTTTGAGGCATATATTCTATAAACACCACCACGAGATATTTTCTTTAATGTATCGAACAGTTTTTCATGTCCTGCTGTTGGTGGGTTGAATCTACCAAATACGAACGTTACGTCCTTTGATGATTCCACGACATAGTCGCTAAATGTTTTTATGCTCATTATTATCCTTCGGTTCCCATTTAGTTAGGATTATCCCAACCTTTAATTATATCTTTACTGAAATTATTAGTAGAAAATTCTAATCTATCTACTAACTTAACAGCTCCACCTTCCATTCGATCTATAGCAACAAACCCTTCAGGATTGGTTACTTTAAACCCGGACTTAGTTTTAACAAAAGTTCCTATAGAACTTAACTTGTTTAGTTTATTTATAAGAATTAATTTCGCATCCACTACAAAATTCTGTAAATCAAAGATATTTTTTAAGTTTTTTATATTATTTTTACTAAAAAACTTTAATAATTCATCTCTTTTTTGTATTTGGACATCTTTACCTTTTTGGCTCTTTCTCTTATCTATCTCTTTAGCATATCGGTCATTTACAAACATAACAAGACCTGTTGCATGCTTTTTAGTGTCAGTTATTCTCTGACCTTCTCTTACTACCCTATTGTTGTAAATGTTGATAATAAGGTTGAGTTCTTTATTTTGTTCTATTTCTTTAAGTACGCCACTTGATATTTGTTTAAATATCTTTCCAGCATTTGACAACTTATCGTTAAGAATTTTTGTATCGGCTGAAGTAAGTGTTGCAGTACCAGATAAGTCTGGGAGTGTTGCATCTTGCATCCATACGTCCTTAGTTTTTCTAAGTTTAGGAACAATATCCCTACCGAACTCTGCCTTCATAGTTTCAAATGTAGCTCCTGAGTAAGAGGTGTGCCAAACTATTCCTATTTTTGCAGTAGTTATTTCTTTTGCTAAAGGTGTGTTTGTTGGTATCGCATATGCAATAGTATTTGGATGGAATACAATATGTTTTACTCCGCCTATGTTTTCTATCTTAAGGTCTGACTTATCAAACATAAAGTCGCCTTGTATAACACCTTTAATACCTATTCCCTTTAGACTATCAAAAGCCATAATAAGTTTTTTGGATAAGTCACCTGAAGTGTCAGCTTTAATATCTGCATGAGATTTATAAATTTTTGGGTTAGAATTAAAAATACCCTTTTTCGCCACAAAGAATTCTCCAGTTTCTGGATCTTCGCCGGCAAATACGGCGGGGGCACCGTCCCATTTGACTGTAACATCTACAGGTGCCTTTGTGTTACCCGACAACATATCCCGCAATGACCTAAGTGCTAGAATAGCTTGGCGTGCCCCCTTGACTCCACCATCAATAACCAAATCCTCAATATGTGTCATATGAGTATTTTTGGATTCCGTTAATGGTGTGTATGAATTAAATCTTATCATTTTTTATATATAGCCTTAAATTCAGGAGTCATTACTGCCAAAAAGGCCGGAGCCGCTCTGAAGTTTCCTTTATATCTTAAAGTGATATTACATACTGGTAAGTCACCTATTATTAAATCAAACTTTAATGTGGCAGAGTTCCCACCATCTTCAAATGCTTGTTTAACACCTGGAGTAAATTTTAAATCAACAGTACCTTTTGAAAACAATTCGTCTAAAGTACTTGTTACATTATCAATGTCTTTATATTCGCCCTTTTCTACTACTACGCCCTTTGATGGTCCATAGTCTCCTATACCTGTAACTAATGCAAAATCAAAGTTTACTTTCTTTAGTTCTTTTAAATCTGCCTTAAATATTAATAATATCAGCTGATCTGCAAGCATTTGTTTATTATCAATAATAATTTTACTCATATCTTTAAATAAAGACCTAGAGGTTTTAAGTTCGGCATTAATTATAGCATTAGGTACTCTTTGTATATACTGTTTCCAGTTTTTAGGAGTAGCCTTATTCTTTTTCAGATCAGCCATCATTTCTTTATCTAATAGGTTTTTTCTCTGTGCAGTCTTAATAACCTTTGTGTAAAACTCACCAGCCTTTAAGTCTAACTTTTCCACTACCTTTTCAAACTTTTTGTCTTGAAAAAGAGTTTTCATTGACTTGTTTATTACAGTAGGATCTTGTTGATTGGTTCTTAATTTCTTTTTAAGTGATACACCCAAGTATTTATTACCTTTCTTTATAATAAAATCAGATGAGTTAAAATCTGCCATTCCGTGTTTGTTTATTTTAAATGGTTTAACATCATTGTCCCAGGACTGTCCTGTAAGGTAAACCTTATCAGCACCGCCATATCCAGCCTTATGACAAGTTATTGCAGCAGACACGGCAGAACATAAGTTACTATAATCTTTTTCCATGGCATCTACTTGTCCCTTTTTATAACCTTTTACGGCACCTAATCCAAGTTTTACCTCATCAATAAGTTTATCCATTTCATCAGAATTCTTTGGAATTTTTAAGTTTGGTTTGAGACAAAGTGCGGCTGTCATTAATTCGTTGGGGTCATCTCCAGCCTTACTTCTCTTACCATTTGGTCTGCAGTTAACATAGATATAGCGTTTCATATCTACATGTTTAAATGCATAGTCCTTGCCGATTCTACCAGCAGGTAGTTTTTTTCTTTCTAAATCTGGATGTTTATCTATTATCTCCAATGCAAGAGAAGAAAATTTCCCTCTAGCATCGCCATCTAACATCTGTGATATTCCTAGTTTAGAGCCATTTGAATAACCTGTCCTATTATCAAGTGCGATTTCAGTTGCTATACTAAGTATACTGTCATCAATATCAGATAATAAACCTAAAACAAAGCCTTTTTCATTTGCTTCATTATACTGAAGATTGTTTAAATCTTCTACTAATATTGAATCAGACCACTGTTTAAATCTTCTCATATACTCTCCTAGTAACTATTTGCATAACTATTTATATAAAAAAAGTTTTTAAGATTTTCGGTAAGGAGTTATGTCGCCTCTTTCATTATAAGAAATAATCTTTAAACTGTGTAAAATATCTACTGTATTAGCTGCACCTTCTTTCATTCCTATTTTATATGAACTATAACCACAGCCCATTAATAGTATAAAAAATAAAAAATATTGTATTTCCATTAATACCCCATTAATAATTTATATTCTTCTACAGACATGGTACCCATATCTCCATTATGAGAACCTCGAATCATTGCAAGATTATCATATGTTGTTTTCCCACCTTTTGCGTGAGCGTCGATGTGACCAGCCTCTGCGTCTTCCATAGGTAAAGGTAAACCATCTATTGCACATCTATAGTTTTGTTCGGCTAGTTTTCTTTCTTTTTGAGCAGTAGGAAATGCTCTTTGTTTGTCCTTAATAGTAATTAAGGTGGATATATCTACTGTTTCCAATATTTGTTGGATAGGAAAATACACATGTTCATCTTTATCAAACTCTGTTAAACAATCATTAAACTGTTTTCCTATTGTTTTAGTAGAATCAAAGGGACTTGGACCTTGAAGTTTAATAGGCTGACTATCGTACTTGTCTTGATACACGGAAAATTCTTTATGAATTGTATCAAAGAAGTTTTCATAGTCATGTATTTTAAAAACAGTATA